AACAGACTTCAATAAATTTAATTTTATTTTGGCTGCGTTTTCGACATTTTCTTTCATCGCTATATTAATAATAATTTTCTTACCAGAAAGATTTGGAGTTCCTGTAATTGTTTGAGTACCTCTATTACGATAATATAAAGTAGTACTACTAGCATAATTTATCCCTGCTCCACCTGCATAAATTTGTGCAGTTCTTCCTGATGAACTATCAAATAAAAGATTCTCTGTAGCATTAAAGCTCCAAGTATCTGGGTTTACATCTAGTCCTGGTTTTGATACTCTTACTCCGTATTCTGGGTCTCCACCAGTCCAGTGAGCGCTAAAGTCTGTTGGACCTCCTGAATAATCCCAATTACTAGTACCTAATCCTGTTATTTTTATCCAAGGAGGATATATTGTAATAGTAGCTCCTCCGGGTCCGTTTACTGTTGTAGTTGTTGGTGGATTAATTCCAGTTGGAGGTGCTTGATAAGTATAGCTACTTGTTGTAAAAGTAGACCCATCTTTAAACTTTAAAGTAATTGAGCCACTTGGTGACGATGAAGGTGTGTTTGTTAATGTAAATGCATATTCTGAAGGATAAAAAGTACCGCTCACCTGTATTCCACCTTCATAACCTTCTTTAACATAGGTATCGTCAGGTATATTTGTTCCTGTAATTTCTATGTGATTTCGTAGTTGTCCTACTATTACTCTTTGTACCATTAGTCTTTAATTATAATTCTTGAATTTACACCATCTAATATTACATTTCCACTAGCTGAGCCTCCACTTCCTGCTGAGAATCCATTAAACTCAGTAAAGTCAGAGTATGCAGTGCCACTTCCATCATATTTAAATACCCTTAAAGTAGGAATATGATAGAATATATCACCGTTTCTTGCAACATTGTCTGCTGAAACAGTTTGGATTGCACTAACCATTGCTGAAGCAGATGGTACTACTCCTGCTCCTAATCCACTTGTAGTAGTATCAAAAGCAATAACGGCTCCTGCGTTACCATCAGGGCCTGGTGCACCTACTGCACCTTGAGCACCTTGAGCACCTTGAGCTCCCTGTAATCCTTGAGGTCCAGGTTCACCTTTTGGTCCTACGGCTCCTTGTCCACCTTGAGCACCTTGTTGCCCTTGTGGGCCAGGCTCACCTTTTGGCCCTACGGCTCCTTGTCCACCTGTAGCTCCTTGAGCACCTTGTGGCCCAGGTTCACCTTTTGGTCCTACAGCTCCTTGTCCACCTTGAGCTCCTTGAGCACCTTGTGGTCCAGGCTCACCTTTGTCTCCAACAGCGCCTTGTGGTCCAGGAGACCCTGTTGCACCTTGAGCACCTTTTGGTCCTGTTACACCTTGAGCACCTTGAGCACCTTGTGGCCCCGGCGGCCCAGCAAGTCCCTGCGCTCCCTGCGGGCCTTGGGCTCCTTGTACACCTTGTGCTCCTTGTGCACCTTTATCTCCAGTTGGACCCGGTGGTCCAGCATCTCCTACGGCTCCTTGTGCTCCCTGTGGTCCTGGCGCTCCAGTAGCTCCTTTGTCTCCTGTAGGCCCAGTCGGTCCAGTTTGTCCAAGGGTTATTGTAGGTGACCCCATATTACCTGAAGTTAAACTATTAGCAGCATCACCTGTACCAATAATTGTATGAGTAACACCTGTTACTCCACCACTTACTTGAGTTGCGTTTGCATGAAATCTATTAGCTGTTGAATCTGCTACAACATACCAAAAGTTACTTCCTGTATTATAGAAAGTAGGAGTTAGTTTTGTCATACTTGAAATGGTTGATGAACCATCTGCAAATACTTGTACCCAGTTTGTTGTGTCAGATTCTGGGTTTGTTGTTGAATTTGTTATTGCATTGATTGCCGCAAATACTTTACTATTATAGCTTACAACATTTGCTAAAGCATAGTTACTTCCTGAAGACCAAGCACTTATTGAAGGTGACGTATCAAGTATATCAGAAGCTGCCGCTGAGTAGAATAAGAATGTACTTAACCCATCAGGTCCTGGTGAACCTGCTGAACCTGCCGCTCCTGTTGGACCTTGAGGACCTGTGCCACCTTGTGGACCCGTAGCTCCTTTTGGACCTGCGGCTCCTTGTAAGCCTTGTGGACCTACTTCACCTTGAGGACCTGTAGCTCCTTGTGGGCCTGTTGGTCCAACAAGTCCTTGAGCACCTTGTGCCCCTTTATCCCCTGTAGCTCCTTGAGCACCTTGTAAGCCTGGAGCACCTTGTGGTCCTTGTACTCCGACTTCTCCTTTGTCTCCAACGGCACCTTGTGGGCCTGTAGCTCCTTGAGGGCCTTGTACCCCTTTTTCTCCTACATCTCCTTTAGCACCTTGTGGTCCAGTATTTCCTTGAGGCCCTTGGACACCCTTCTCCCCTTTATCTCCGAGAGCGCCCTGTGGACCAGTATCTCCTTGAGGTCCTTGAATACCTTTTAGTCCTTTGTCTCCTTTGTCCCCTTTATCTCCAACTTCTCCTTGTACACCTTTAACTCCTTTTGCTCCTGAGCCTTGGAATAAGGTTAATTCATAGGTTCCGTTATTATTTAATACATCTCCTATTATTGAATCTTCTGCAAAATCTGCTAAGAAGTTTGGTTTTTCAAATGAAGCTCCTGTAAAAGAAACAGGTGAAGCTATATCAAGTAAAACTTCAGTATCACTATTTACTAGTCCTAATCTTAAGTAGTAGTCAACCGAATCAACTGTAACTTTTATTACGTTATAAGGTTCTAACTCAGAAAGAAAAGAAGTTCCAGAACCAGTTATTTTTCTGACTCCTGCACTTGCTAGTGTAATAGTACCTGTACCTGCACTTAAAACTGAACTTCCTAGTTCAAAGAATTGGCCTGTTGTATTATCTAATTTTACTGCCTTAAAGACTGTATTGTTTGAATCATAAAATACATGACCAGTTTCTCCATTTGACAAACTAGAGAAATCTAAATTACTTTGTGCTGTTATAGAGTCGCGTTTACCAAATGCTGTGTGTACAAAACTACTTGGGTCAAAACTAACAACACCTGTGCCTGAATTTAATGCTATAGAAGCATTAGTAATAGTACCACATTTATTAATAGTATAATTTCCTGCAGTTCCTTCGTTACCTTTTGTACCACCTGCGCTGTCTTGATTTGGGTCTAGACTTGCTTTCTGGAACTTAACATTGAAAGTACCTTCAAGTGGCGCAGATAATTTATTGTTATGGTTAATAGTATAAACTCTAAACTGATAATTATTAGTTAAAGCTTCTGCCATAGTCATAGAAGTAGAAGAAGTCTCTCCTAATCTTTGGAACTGTCCACCACCCACTTTGTAGTCAACTCTATAACGTTGAATAAAGTTGTAAGTACTTCCATCTACTTTTGGCTCTACCCAATTAATCTTTAATAAGTTTGTAAATGAGTTATCAGCAATTGCTTTTACATCAGTTTCAACTGATAAGTCTGTAGGTGCTGGAACTGTGTCAAAACTATTTGGCAAGTCTATATTTCTATAGGTTGACATGCCTTCATTTTTATCAACTGAATCAAATTTGCTAGCGTTGTACTCTAAGGCGGAAATATCATAGATAGCTCCATCATTTTCTGCCATACTAATAATTCTGAACTGTTGTGCTTTTAATTCTTGACCTGCAGCTACTCTTTCTATAATCCACATAGATTGAGCTGTTGGTGCAGCTGTGTATGCACTTGCTACAGTTATTACTTTATTACTTATTGAAGATAAAGTTCTTTTCTCTACATAAGTATACGGTACAAATTCAACAAATACTAAGTTGCCGCTATCATCTTTTACTGTTGCGGCTTCTTCTTCATTATCAATACTGCTCCCATCACTTGCAGTTATCAAATCTCCTCTAGTATATGCTACTGAATTTATAGTTGCACTATCTTGAGCAAGAGTTGCTTTTTCCCCTACGAAGGTTACACTTACTTCATAATCTGAAGCAGTGTAACCAGACTGAATAGTGAAATCTCTATCAATTGTAAAAGAGGTGGTGTTATTAGCTGTAGCTATTCTACCACCCCAAGATAGACCTTGTTTCCTCTTATCAAATACATTGATAATATCCCCAGGTCGTAGGAAAGCAGCATTGAGGGCTGTTCTAAAATTAACTGTGTTTTTATTTAAGTGGTCAGTTAAAAGTCTCCACTTACCAGCTCTTCTAGCTTGTCCTCTAGAAGTACACCCGAAAGCGTTCATTGTGATAGGTTTTGTAAACTCATCATCTAACTGTAAAAATTCTTCTGCTTCTATATATTCTTCTCTTTGTCTATAGAAATCTTCAGGGTTATTCCAAGTAACAATAACTTGGTTTGCTCTTGATTTTCTAGGAGTTCCTTCATATTGGAACTCGCCATCTATAACGTTAGCTTGAGAGAAAGAATATACAGGATCTTTTTCTGCGTCTTGAACAACTAGTGCTTCGCCATTTAGCCAGAACATAATTCCTCTAAAGACGCTGAGCATATCTTGAATAACTTTGTATGCTTCTGCTTTACTATTTAATACTAAATTACAGGCAAATCTTGGTTCGTGTAATCCTGCGGTTGGTACGTATACGGTTTCACCTGTAGTTGACATTGCAGTAAAGTCTGCTTGTTCAATATTTGCAGGTACTAGTTCGTCACAATATCTTCCTATCTGGAATAATTCCCATTTATTTATTTGACTTGCATCTATATAGTTTCCTAATCCATATATTTTACTTGTAAGTAAATCATAGAGTACCCATGCAGGGTTATTAGACCAAGTAGTATAGTAAGTACCATTCCATATTTGGTCTGAAGTTGTTACTTTACCTGTACTTGAGCTTCTTCTATAGTTAGGTGGTATATAAGTTTTTGTAGTGTTAATATTTGTTATAGTTGAATTATTCGGTAGTGTTAATGTAGCACTAACAGGAACTAATGTAGTTGCTGGAACATCTCTTAAGTATAAATAATATTGAGAGCCTATTTGTGCTTTTTGGTCAATACTACCACTTCCTAAAGCAAAACTTGCTGAAGTTTCTGAACTTGCAGTACTACTTACAACATAACTTAATGTTGTGCTAGACTCTACTTTACAGAATACTCCAGATTTGTTATAAATAGAATTACTTGCTCCACTAATTGTACCTATTATACTTTTACCTACAGTTAGGCCATGAGTACCTATAGTTATAGTAGCTTTAAATCCTGAGTCTTCGTCTCCACTTACAGAAAGTCCTGAAATACTTTTTGTTATAGAAAGAGTATCTCCAACTGAAGCTGCGGCATAATCTGCACTACTTACTTCTACTTTTTTACCATTGTAATCACAAGGCATATAGTTTGTAGGTACAGAAATAAGTTTACCGTCTATTTCATAACCACGATTAGGAATACTGCTAAAGTTTTCTGCATCAAACTTACCACCAATGTATGCTGAATAAGGATATTCGAGTTTATCACATATAGCGGCTTCAATGCTTTCTACAAAAACATCGTTCTGTACATTCTGTGAATCACTAGAAGTTTCTCCACCTGTTCTCTTTACTTCGATTGCCCAATCTCTAATACCTTCAGAATCTTTTATATCTTCTATATTAAATCCAAAAGTATGAGCATATTTATTTGTTACTTTTCCAGTAAATCCAGTATTATAAATTAACTTAGTTTGTTGGTCACCGTTATCATCGACATACCTCAAAGATATACTAAATCTTACATTTGTAGTGTGTTGGTCGCCTTTGTTATCTCCTGTTGTTATAAGTTTTAACATACTATTTGTAAACATAGTAACTTTCAAATAGTCTGCATTTTCTTTTTCAAACTGTGAACTTGATATAGTAAAGTATTGAGGTTCGTTTAATTTTAAAGCAGGAGAATTTTTCTGCTCTACAGTACTAGCAGTTGGAAAATTTTGAAAGAATTTGCCATCAACAGTCTGAGAAGCTTGTCCGTCTGCTGTAGTAATTTCAAAATTTTTGAAGTTTATACTACCTTCAATTTCATCACTACTTAAATTAACATCTCTTATTCTAACTTCATCAATTAAAATAGACGCGTCACCATACACAAGACCCTTAATTGGGCCTTCTGCTAGTAAGTCAATAAATGAGGCATATTGTCTAGAGAAAAGGTTATCATCAGCTGCATAGCCTTCTCCGCCACCGCCGCCTGATTTACCTCCACCAGAGCCTCGAATAATTATATCTTTTTCGTCTTTCATTATGCTTTTATCTGCTGTCCAACATTCTGTCTATTATGCGCTAATATTCCATCAACGTAATAATTATGATTATCTTGTATACTTGATAAATGATAAACCATCTCTACTCCTACTCGAGTAATGTTTAATATTTCTGCGTATTCTAAACTATTACCAATTTTTAAGGTAACTGGTTCTATTCCTAGGTCACCGTACTGTTCATTCTCTTTTTGGTATGCGTTTTTATCTATACATGCCCAACCTAATTTGGAATAAACTAACTGTCCGCCTGTCATTCTAGTAGTTCCTTTTGTAGTAACTACATCATAAACAGTATCAGGACGTGGTACCATAAGTTGTAATATTGGTTTTGTTTCTTGATACTCTTTTTCAAAATTGTAACTTTGTATTAATTCACCTACAGTTAAGTCTTCGATTGCCTTAAAAGATCCGTCTGCCATATGTACTAAAGAGCCTGCTGCAAAACAACCACCTCGTGCGGGACCTTGTGGACCTTGTGAACCTGTTCCTGGAGTATTCTCTCCATAAGTAGCACCGCCTGTTCTAAAGTTAGATATACCGACCATACGTGCTGCTGCTGATTCTACTCCTGCTTTTGTAGATGAAGTTTGTGTAAATAAAGAAGCTGATATAACTGAGGAACCAGTAACCATTCTTCCATAAACAAGAGGAACTGGTCCGCCTTGTCTAACTGTATTAATTGCACCATTAAAAAGATAGTCTTCGGCAGTTATAGCACTCTTACCATCTTCTACTTTTGGAGTTAAGTATTGAGCTGCTCCTCCAAAAATTAAACCATAACCAGCAAAAGTAGCTGCTGCATAAATGCCCATGGTAGCTGCTACTCCTGTAGCACCTGCTGCTCCTGCTGCGGCTCCTGCTTGTAGCGCCCCTGTGGCTCCTAATCCTTTTAAAGTACCTGCAGTACTACCAATTGATGTTGCACCTCCAGCACCAACCACTTGTGCAAATGCTCCAGCCATATAAGGTGCAGCAATTACAAGTGCAATACCTGTTAGTATCATTCCGAGTCTACTTTTTGAACCTGCTACAATTGGAATAAAACTAATTGTGGCATTTTGTGGAACTGGGTGAACATACTCTTCCAGACTTTGTACACCTTCTCCATCGATTAGTACTTCGTAGTTAAGACCATCTTCAGAAGACCCAATTAAAAATTCACGAAAACCTTTTTTCTGAACTCCAATTGCAGACACGACATCAGAAGGGCTAGATACATCTAGTTCCCACTCTTTGCCGAACTTGTCTCCAAGTATTCCTTCTAATATAATCTTTTTCATCTGTAGTTTTTATGTCTTAATACTATTCTGGTTATTTGTTGCCAGATTCCTGCGTAGTTATCTCTACACGATAGTCTATTTGGTGCGTGGTGTAATATACGATTATTACCCACATAAATTCCTGCATGATTGGTAATTTCACTATTCAGAGCCATTAATATGACATCGTGAATCTTTAGGCTTCCATCTGTTACTTGCTCAAAATCTTCATTGAGATAGTTTTCCATATAAAGATTTTTTCCTTTTTCCCAAAAATTCCACTCGTACTGATAGTCACTAATATTTATATCAAGTTCAGTAAAATAATCCTTTATAATTGTAAAGCAATCATAGGCTCCAAAAACGAAGGGTCTTCCAATCAAATCCATTTTCTCATTTGATGAACGCAACTTTTGATATTCGCCATTTAAATTAAAAATATACCAATCAACTCCTAATCTATCACATGCTGCAATATCTAACGGGCTGGGAGTAATCGGTAAATAATCATTATGGCTATGAATCACTCCAATGATATCTCCTTCAGCTGCTACATCTCTATATTCTTTAGGGTCTATTACAAAATCATTAATAGGATTTTCAGCATGATTTTCACAAGGAAAATATCTTACTCGTCCTTTTCTTAACACTGCAAGTCCACATGCCTCATTAGGTTGGGAATCTATTATGTGTTCTTTAATTTCTTCTAATATTGTCTCAATCATTAATATAATGCCGCTCCTGGGAATCCTCCAAAAGGTAAATTTTTCTTATTTCTAGCTAATAGACTTACATTTGCTCTAGCGTAAGCACCTGTACCGCCACCACCTGATACTGTTAAAGTAGGTTCAGAAGTATATCCACTTCCTCCATTAGTTACTGTATAACTAACAACTTTATCTGAGTTAGCACCTGTACCTAAGTTTGCTGTAATTGCAGCTCCTGAGCCACCTCCACCTGATACTGTTACAGTAGGCGCAGAAGTATAACCACTTCCGATACGTATATTTCCAGTTGATATCTGAATAACTGGTGCTGCTGATATTACTTTTCCTTGTGCAGGATTAAATCCAAATCTATCTGCACAAGATTGTAGTCTTTTTCCACAAATGTCTCCTCTTTCCCAATATGTAATATTTGTTGGTTTAATTAAGGCATCAGCACTATCACTTGTTGCAATAGTATGAGCAACTTTACATTTATATAAAGTATTTCTTGCTAATTTTGCGTGTCCTTCATTTGTATTACTACCACTCGCACTATTATCATCTTGTACTGTCACAGTTGTTGCCGTTACAGCACTTACATATAGAGGAACATTTTTATAATTATAATTATCGTTTCCTGTAACTATAATATAATCTCCTACTGCAAATGGGTGAGAAGCAAAAGTATAAGTAGTCGTATTACTGCCGTTTGCTGTTGCTGTAATAGTATACTCTTCTCCTACAGGTCTGTAATATTCTACATAGTCATTTTTTGCATAGCTTTTACCTGCGTAAAGACTTGTAGTTCTATTTGACTGTACATCTAATCTTCCCCAATAAGTATATTCTGATGAAGAAGGTGAGTTTAGATTTGAAGCAACTGATATATTTTCATCTTCTTTTGTAAAATATACTGTATACTCTACGCCACTAATAGTAATTTTATTATCTACTGGCCAGTCGCAACCACCTTGAGTTGTATCCTGATACTTCCAAGGACACCTAGCTGCAATAATAGTTCTTCTTGGAACTTGTATACCCTGTATATCAAATGCTGAAGCAAGTTCAAATTCTACAAAGAGACTATTTTCATTTGTCTTTCTTTCTACATAGTAGACATCTCGGTTCAGCTCTATTGGAGGGTTATTAGTAATATATTTATTTAGAGTTCTTCTTCTAATTACTTTTGCTCCAACTAAATCATCATAGTTTGTTAAGTAAGTATTAAAATAAGCATTTATATTTGCCAATTTTACTGTAGGTCTTGGTAATGTTCCATCTGCTCTAGTTTCAAATCCTTCTGCCATAATAGGTAAAGCAATATAAGTAACTTGTTTATAATCACTTGAAGAAGTTGACCCATAATTTGCTCCTGCTTTTAAAGTATACCAAGTTAAATCATTATTAGAATCATTTGTGCCTGGGTGGAAAAATAATCTGTCTTCTCCAACTCCACCAGCGTCACTATTCGGTATCTCAACTTCAAAGAAAGTTAAGAGTGCACCGTCTTTACCACTGCCCGAAGGAGTGGCTAGTTGTAAATCTGTTGTAATTAATTCTGCCATTATTCAAATACTTCTTCTAGTGAAGCGGTTAAGTTATAAAAATTGTCATAAGCAAAGTTCTTACTCCATGCTCCACAAACTACTTTTATTGTTTCTTCTCCGCCACCAGCGTTAGTATCTGGTATGGTGAAGTTAAAAGCAGTAACTCCATTTAAAGATGTTAAGTAAGAATCGATATCATCAATAACTGCTTTTTCTTGGTTTGCAACAGTTATCTCAAATTTTCTTGGGTTATTATTTATTCCATCTATTATTCTTTGTTGATAACCGTCCCCAAATTGTGCTCTTAATACTCTTGGTTGATTTGATTCAGACAAGCCTTTATCTGGCTGTACTTGCCTACTTCCATAACTTGAGCCTGTGTTAAATCCTATTGCCATTATATATTTGTGTTATACGGACTTAATAGTCCACCTGGTCTTTGTTGGTCTGCTAATTCTTTCTGTACAAGACCTCCAATAATTCTTCCTAATTGCTCCATGCCAGCTCCGTCGCCACCACCTTGTGTTGTTGTTTGTGATTGACCACCTGCCATTGTAATATTTACAATTACACTTGAGCCTGCACCACCTTTTAATTCTACTGGTATACTTCTGTCATTTCCTAATGGTACGACTGCTTCTGTTCCATGAAGTGTTGCTAAGTATCCTGAATCAGGGCCTGAAGCAACTCCACCACTTGCATATGAACGATATCCTGGAGAAGACATAACTCCACCTGCTCTAGCTCCTGTTCCCATGCCTGGCATAGTAGGCATTGGTACACCCATGCTAGTTAGTAAAGCAAATGCTGCCATTCTTGCATACATTTTTGCTATGTACATTAAAGTATCTGCAGCAAACTGTTTAAATGCTTCTTTTGCTGACATAGTTCCAGAAACAAAATTTTCAAACATTTGTGTAAACCCACTTGACATTTGATCTTGTAGTCCCTGCATTTCAGTATTAAGTTGATTTAATACAGTAGTTTCAGCAGCTAATTTTCTTAATTCTACTTGTTGTGCTTTTGTTAACTCTACACCTTTTCCATAAAGTTCTATTCTTAATTTGTCGTACATTTGGTCTGCTGGATTAAGTGTAAATACTTTCATGGCAGTAAGTTCATTTTCTGCTTTTAATCTATTTACAGTAGCGTAATATTCTTTATCGGCTTCAGCAGCTATTTTTGCATCTAAATCTAATTGTTTTTGTTTTTCAGTATTAATTTGTTTTATTAGATTTAGTCTTTCTTTTTCAAACTCTGGACCTTGTCGTTTTGCTAATTGTCCTTCTAATTGTGTTTGTAGTTGAGTAGACATAAGTTTATCGTCTCTCATATTTGCGATTCTATCTGATCTTTCTTGTCTTGCTCTTGCAAATCCAAATAAACTAGTATCAAACTCAGTTGATCTAGTTCTTGCAGCCATTCTATTTTGAACCTCTAATTGTTTATTTTTTAATCTTAATAGTTCAAATTCAAATTGTACTTTTGAATCTAAATACTCTACTTCATCTTGTGTATTTACTTTAGTTTGAGTAGCAATATCTAAATTCTTTTGTGCTGTATTTACTGCTTCTTCTGCTGCTTTCTGTCTTATTTTAAATTGTTCTTCTGTTTCTTGCAGTACGCCGTTTTCGTCTCTGGTTAAATCTCTTTCTAATAATCTTTGATTTAGTTTTGCGCCATCTAAAGCTAGTTGTGCTTCTTTTTCTGCTGTTATGGCTTTATCATTTTTTAACGCATTTCTTTGAAGTTGCTGTTGCTCTCCAAATCCAAATCCTATATTTGCTAAATCTAATTTTGTTTGTAATTTTTCTTTGTCAATTGCAATTCCTTCGTCCATAATTCTTTGAACTTCGGTTTCTTCTTTTTTAATTTTTTGAGTATATGCTTCAAACGCAGCTGCTTCTTCTGTTAATCTTGTTTTGTCTTTTTGTCCTTGGTCATAAGCTGCTTGACCTGCAGCTTTCATAGCTTTTATTTCTTCTTGAGCAGCTTCAAATCGTTTTTTCCCATGCTTACCCATAAATCCATCGTCACCTAATTGGGCACCTGCCATAACTCTTTTAGCAAATCCACTTAGTTTAAAGTCTCCTTCGGCTTCTGCTCTTAAAGCATCTGGGTCAATAGCACCTATGTTTCTTTGCATTTCAGCTGAAACTCCAGCCTCAGCACCAATTCCTCTACTTGATAGTAATTCTGCATAAGCTTCAGCCATCTTTTGGCCTCTTAATTGAGCTATGCCTCCAACTGTTGAAGATATTGCTTGATTTAAAGTTTTTATTTTTTCAACTTGTAATTTAGATGCAGTACCAACATTTCTTATATTATTTTCTAGTACTTTAAAGCCTTCAGCAGCAGTGCTTATATCTTCGCCCTTTTGTACTGCGTCTATTAATGCTGTTAACTCTTTACGTGGGCCTGATAAGTTTTCTAAAGCTTTAGCTGATTCTAAGAATTGGGCTTTTGCTTTATCTTTCTCCTCTTTAGAGAGTACTCCACTAGCTTGAATTCCTTGTAGAGTTTGTAATTTACTGCTTAAATCTGCAGAACCAAAAGCATTACCCATTTGCTCTACCATTTCTTTTTGACTGAGAGCTCCTGACCTTCTTAATCCGCCCATTCTACCTAGTTCGGCATTTAGTGCTTTTAATGATTCAGTATAATCTTCCGCATTTTTCTTTGCGTCTTGAGTTGCTTGACTTCCTTTAGTAAAAAAGTTAACAACAGATTTTCCTAAATCAAATAGTAAAAGAGCAATACCAAGATAACCTGCAGCTTTCATAGCTGTGTTCATTGCTTTAGCTCCCATTCTAGTAATAGCAACCATTTTTTGTTGAGCTTTTCTGTATACTAATACGGTTTGCGCTTGTAGTACTTTAAAGTGATTAGCAGTTTGAGTGTGCATTGCTCGTTTTTTCATTTCACTTTGATTCAATGCAACTTCCATCTGTGTTAAATGGTTTTTTAATTCTGCTCTTTCTTTTTTGCTAAAATATTTTCTTAAATCGCCTTCTGTTCTCAATCTTCTTCGAGTAGATTCAATCATCTGACGATTCATTTGATTGTGCATCATTGAAGGTGATTTTAATTTTTTGCTTTCAAACATTCCTTTAATACCAGCACCTGCTTGGTCTCTGTTTGTTTTAGCTTCGTTTGCAAAAAACTTTTCAGCTTTTTTACCGCCTTGTATACCATATACATTTTCTTGGGCAACTCTAACACTTTCACTTGCAGCTATAGTGGCTTGCTGTGCTTTTTCTGCCATTTGATCGAAAGCAGGTAGTATAGATTTTAATACTGGTAAGAAGGCCATCACTAGTACACCAACTAAAGCTGCAATATTTTCTTTAAGAAATGCAACAGCAGGTGTTAAAAAGTTAGCAAGTCCTACTTTAAACTTATTCATCAAATCATCAAATTCTTTTCCAAATTGTTGAAGTACCAAAGTATTTGGGTCCATGTACTTTTCTATTTGTCCAAATTTTCTCTCAGCTTGGTCTAAGACTTCATTTACGATAGCTTGTGATTTTTCAAACTGATTTAAGTTTTCTTTAGTTTTGTTAAGTTCAATAGCATATGCTTTTAGAGCAGGGTCTAATCTTAGTACGATACCTAATTCGTCGAGTAGTTCTGGCTCAGCTTTTGTAGCACCTCTTACTAATCTATTAAATGAATCAGTAACATCTCTACCTAATGCAAGAGATACATTTGAAGCGGCTGCTCCTAATCTTTCCATTTGAGACGCTGTTAAACCTGCAGCTGTACCTATAGCTACGGCTTGGGCCGCATCTTTAAAGTTAAGCATTGATTTGGAAGCTTTCTGAACGTTAGCTGTGATATGTTGATAGGCAGTACCAGTAACCATACCGAAGTTTTTCTGACCTTCAATCATGTTTCTGGTATCAAATGAATCTGCTAGAAAACGGAAAGCAGCTGATACGGCAAAGACCTGTGCAGCAAGTGTTGCATAAACAGGAACTAGCCCGCCTGATATAGTCTGGGCTTGTTTGGAAAATCCTTTAGTAGAATTTGAAGTTTGTTGTGATAAAGACTTTAATCTTCTATCACTTTCATTAACATTTTTAGCAAAAGAAGCCTGACTTTTCCCAGCTTCTTTTACATTTTTGTTTAATATCTTAACACTTCCGTCATCGGAAAATCTTAAGACTACTTCACCTGCATTATACTTTTTTGCCATTACTTACGTTTATTCCGCCACTTTTTGCCTTTGCTCGCCTTTGAGCTGCTTCACTTTTTCGTTTTTGTTCGTCATTAATCTTTCTAATGTTCTGAACTTCGATGTACTTTATAAACATCACTATTATTCTTTTTTCTTCAACTTTAAATATGTTGAGTAGTGATTCTAGAGCGCTCCAATCTTTACCTAAGTATGTTCCATTCATACCGTCCCACCTATCGGGCAGTAAGTTAAAGATATTAAATGCCTCTTGTACCTCAAATGGAAAATCCGCCATTTCTACTGGCAATTCATTTGGGTCAGGGTCTTTCCCTAACTGTTCACATAGTTGTAAGTATCTGTCTACATCTATGTTATCTTGTAAACTTTTTTGTATAAGCGCAAGTATTCGTTCTACTTGCTGCTCGTAAAATTTTCTAGTTGTCCTACTGTATCAGTAACCCACTGATCGAAATCGGCTGAGTTCTGCATAAGTATTTCAACATTTTCCTGATTGAAGTCTAATTCTTGGTCTCCATCAGGAATATTATCAGTAACTAAAAGTAAAGAGCTTAGATATTTTAACTTTAATCCACTCCAGTCTTTAATTACTGCTCTTGTGTATTCAGTCAAAAACTTTTCATCATCTAGTTGTTCCTCAAAACCTCTAGTCTTTTTATTATATTTCTGACTAACACACCTGCTTCGAAGTTTTATTAGTTCTTCTCTAGCTAAATAGCAGAGTTTGACTTTGAACCCATCTAATGTTGGGTAATCAAATTCTACAGTCTTGCTAGGAGTAAGAAGGCTTTTTAAACTTACG